CCCACCAGTTCGGTGGCCTTCGAGAACAGCGGGTGGAAGACGGTCATCTCGGCAACGTCGGTGATGACCACCTTGTCGCCCCATTGCTGGCAGACGGCCGATACCTGACCGATCGTCAGCGACTCGCCGAGCGGCGGGCCGACGCCTTCCGCGAGCGGCTGGTAGGGCAGCGCAATGCGGTTGTACCGGGTCGCGGTGTACGTGGTGCCCCGACCCTTTTCGAGACGCAGCGGGTCGCCGAACTGATATGCGACAAGCTGGCGCCGCGCGAGCGGGAGCGTTTCTTCCTGGATGAACGCGACGACGTCCGAAGAGAAGTTCGCCGCTGTATTGTTACCGGCCATTGTGGTCCCCTTTCGGGGCACAATGCCCCGTTAGATGTTGACGTCTCGCAGACGATCCCGAACCGAAGAGGTCTTGCCTCCCTGCCCGCGAACGTCTGACCCGGGTGTGGTTGGCGCGGCCCGTTCCCGGGACACGTTCGCCGCAGCGGTTCGTGCCTGCGAAGTTCGCGCTTTGCTTGCGCCATTGAGCACTTGCTGCCCGATGATGTAAGCGGCGATCACTTCGCGCGGCGGTGGCGTTCCGCCATTCCGAATCTGCTCTGCGTGGAGTTTCTCGACTTCGGCGCTGACCTTGGCAACCGCGGGCTTGGTGGCACACAGGGACGCAAATGCGGCCTTGTCCCCTTGATCTGCGATGCTTCGTTCGAGCCGAGCGACAACCCCAAGAGTGCGCTGCTCGGTCTGGCGTGCGATATATTCCGCACGTTCCCAAGGCTCCATCTGCGCCAGGCGCTGTTGCTCTTGGGCTTCGGAAGACTGGCGCTGCTGGCCTGAAAGGAGGGCTTGCAGTTCGCGGCGCGAGGCTTCTGCTTCGGCGCGGGCTGCTGCGGCTTCCTGCGCGTAGGTGTCGCGCTCGGTTGCCAGCCGCTGAATACGGGCGTTACCCCGTCCTCGTTGCGGCTCTCCCTGTTCCCCTTGCTGTCCCCCTTGATCGTCGAGATCGTCGGGCTGGGCATTGTCCTGATCTTCAAGATCAAGGTTGTCGTCGAGGGCGTCGAAATCGTCGCCACCGTCGAGGGGCAGGTCGTCAGGGTCCATGTTCTTCTCCTAGTCGGTAACGCCGACAAATCGCAGGGTGAGGTTACGGCCACCAGTCGTGGGGTGATGGATACAGCCGGGCGGGCTTAACTGTCAAGCTACTGCACGTTCCACGGCCACTCGTCGAGCGGGCTGTCGTCCACGGGTCACTTCCTCGGCATTTGTGGCGCGCCGGCGGCGGCCAGTTGGTCAGGCGGTATCTGCCCGGGCGCACCGGGCTGTGACTGCGGCGGGCCGGGCTGGCCGCCGGATGCGGGACCGCCAGGCGCACCGCCCGGCTGGCCTTGACCCTGCTGCGCTTGCGCCTGCTGCTTCATCTGCAACTGGTGCTGGTGCTCGCCCATGTGGCGGCGCAGCGTTCCGTGCGGATCCATCGTCTGCTTCATCGCGGCCATGTGCGCCTGCAAGTGCTGCATGTCGTCGTCGCCGGCGTGGGTCTTCACGTCAAAGCCGTGTTCCATCATCTCGTTCTCGATCATCGGGTCAACGCTGATCGGGTCTTCCTTGCTGAACACCAAGGGTGCGATACGTGGGCCGAACACATTCTCGAACATTTGCGTGATGACCGGAGCGAGGTTCAGCTTGTACCCGGGGTACTGCTGCGGCGGGATGCCGCGCACCACGTTGACCGCGGAGATCTGCTGCTGCATCTGCGCCGCGTTGCGCGCGGCCTCGACCCCGAACCAGCGGAAGTCGTACCGGCGGTGCAACTGCTGCGGCTCGATTTCTTCCATCACGACTTTGCGGCCGACCTCGCCAAAGCCGCGGATCGTTAAAGCGTTGTCCCGGTACTGGTGATCGTACTCGATGATGCGAGCCAGCAACGGCGTGAGAATGTTTTCCTCGATGACCTCGATCGCCGAGACAGTGGTCAAAACGTCGACCTGCTGCTCTTGGGCCACTTCGGCCTGGCTCATTTTCTTCTTGCCGCCCGTCGTGCCAGGAATCATCGACGGGTTGACGCCAAGCGTCTGGAATATCTGCGAACGCACTTCGAGAACGCGCTCGAATCCTTCGCGCCACATTTCGGGTATCTTGGCGAAACTGGTGTCGTTGGGGCTGGTAAGCCACACGGCCAGGGGGCTGAACACCAGACTTGAGACGCGAGGGTTCTTGGCCGGGTCGGACATGATGATCGGCGCGGCAGAGTAGTGCGCGCTGTCCGCCGCCTCGTTGGTCATGTCGTTGGCGAGTATCCACAGGTCGAGGACGTCGGCCACTGGCGCGCGACCGTTGAACACCCCGGCCATCTTGTCGATCGCAACTGACAGTACGGGAACCTGATCACACCAGTAGGGGCAACGCTTGACGGACAGGACATGCTCGCGCCCGGCGGCGTAGATGCGGCAGAGCCGGCGCTCGCCCGCGCCCACGTCCATCTTGGTCCACGTCTCGTACACATAGGCGACCTTGTCGTCGTGCTGAACCTTGACCCCTGCCGCCTTGCCCTGCTCCTTTGCAGTGTCCTGGGTGCGAGCGCGCGGGTTGTTGCCCATCGCCTCGAGCAGTTCGTCGGCGGCCTTGGGCGAGATTTCTTTCTTGGCCTTGCGCCGCTTGATCTCTGCCTTCGACCAACGGCGCAGGATTGTAACCGACCCGCCGGCTTCGATCGCGTGCTCGATGCTACGCGCGGTAAACGGGAGGACCAGCAGGTCGTTGTCGAGCAGGACTTCCACGACCGGCCCGGCGTCCTTGACCTCTTTCGTCTCCATGTCGTCGACCGGCTCGGCCACGTCTTCGGGCACCTCCATGCCTTCGACCTCGACCGGCTTCCTGATCTTGCGGGTGACTTCGCGGGTGACTTCGTCCCACCCGACGTAGATGGAATACTGGCCCTCGCAGTCGCCGTTGACGCACATGGGTTCGACGACTTGCGTTTTCAGGTGCAGCCGCCGGATATAGTATTCCAGCAGGGAGATTGTCGCGTGGGGGATTTCGCCGTCTTCGGTGACGACCTCGACAAACTTCGACGACGGCGGGAACAACTGGTTGGCGAAGCGCGTCTTGCGCGCCTCGACCGCATCATGGATGAAGGGCACCGCTATCATGCTGGTGCCGTTGTAGAATTGACGGTCGGAAAGCTTGTTCTCGTAGGCGTTCCAATGGTCCTTGATCGCTTCGGCGCGTTCCTTCTTGCGCTCGAACCCCTTGTCCACATCGCCGATTATCTCCTCGGCGTCCTCGCGGATCGACTTGCGCGTGGTGAGTTCGGCGTCGCGGTCCTTGACCTTGCGGTCCGGCGCGTCGTCCTCGATCTGCGGAATGGTCGCCAGTTCGGGTTCGTCGTCCACTGCTATCTCCTGGCGGAGAGATGTCGTGCCCCGCTCGCCGTGGTTGCATAGAATAGTTCGTCTTCTTCTGCAAACATGCCGGCGTCAGTCAGGGCGGCGAAGCCCTCGATCGCTTCCAGCAGCGTCCGGTACGGACCCGGCTCGGCGTCCAGTGTCAGCACCCCGTTCTTGAGGCCGCGACAGTAACCCCCGGCGAGCCCGTTCAACGTCCAGCGCGCATTCGTTGATACCTGCACCGCCGGGAAGCCGCGCAGTTCGCGCTGGAACAACCGGGCGAGTACGGGCTGACCTTCGATGCTGGTGCCACTGCGCTGGACGGCGACGGGGATCTTGGCGCACGCTTGGGTGACGCCGACGTTGGTCGCCCAATCGAAGTGTTTCGGCTCACAGGACACGGTCACCTTGCGGCCGGCTGTCATCTGCGCGGCCGCCACCATGTCGGGCAGGTGCTCGGCTGGCGACCCTTCGCGCATCCAGTCTTCGCGGACGTAGAGCGCGCCGTCGCGCACATGGCACAGCGCGCCGGCCAGCAGGTTGCGCTCGGCGCCGACCACAAGGAAGGGCGGAGCGCCGCCGATCGGCCCCATATCCTCTATGACGTGGCGCGCAGAGAAGTGGTCGTGGATCGGTGCCCCAGGGCGAAGGCGTAGCGCGTATGCCAGGGCGTTAGGGGCGTCGATGGCCCCCGAGGGGAATCGTCGCAACTGCGCCATGAGATCTGGACACTCTTTGGCGAAGACGGCCCGACCGGAACGGAAATAAGGCTGGAGCCCTCGGATAAAATCAATCTTCCCCTTTGGCGCGCGGATTGCGCGGAACGGAATAGATTGCCCCCGTCGAGCCTGCTCGGAACGAATGGGCTGTAGCAGAAACTCGTTAAGCCCATCTTCTTCCACTCCGATCCAGACGGGCGGCAAGTCTTGGTTCAGGCCGACGTCGAACATCGCCGAGACGATTTCGTCGGGCAGTAATTTCTTCGCCCACGAGTCCCAGATAACCAATCGGTCAGCGCCGGTCCACGACCAGCTTGCAAAGCCGGTGGTTGCCGATCCTTTGTTCACCGTGCGCGCCGGGTCGAACATGGCATAGACGGCCTGCCACGTTCTGACCTGCGGCTCGACGGTCATGGGGTACTCGGAGAAGGTGTGCTCGCCCTTTCGGATGATCTGACACAGATACTCCCGCTCAAAGTCGTCGATCATGCCCTGCTCGGCTAGTTCGTCGCGCTTGGCGTCGATCCAGGACAGCGGGTAGCGGTCAGGCCACGACGCACGGCGCTCGCCGTTCTGGTCGATGAACTCGATGGGGTAAACCTTGGCCTTCCAGCCGCGAGCGTTGATGAGGCGCACGGCCAGCGCGTCGGGGGCCAGGGGTGTGGCCGCGACGCGCACCAGCGCGTTGACATCGCAAGCGGGCAGCAGTTCACCGAAGAACCAGCGGCGCACTTTCACGATGCGCTTTTCGTCGGCGACGCTCTCGTTGTTTTCGATGTCGTCACAGAAGACCGCGTCGGGGCGCATGTCTTCAAACTTGGTGCCGCGCAGCGCCTGGCCGCGCCCGATCGCCAGAAGGCGAACACCGGCGCTGGTGACAATCTCGCCGTCGGACCATGTCGGCCCTACCAGGTTGCCGAAGACCTCTTGCAGCTTCTCGTTCGTCTCCATCTCATGCCGGATGGTGTGCAGACGCTCGCAGGCGCGATCGTAGGTTTCCCCGATCAACAGCCCGTTCTTGAACTCGCGGAAGCCGGCGAGCAGCGTCAACGCCTCTTCGGCGATCGTCGACTTGGCCGAACCGCGGAAGGCCATCTCAAGCAGGCGCGGCACCCCGACGTTGTGCCAGTCGCGGATCATCGCTTCGTGGAACGGCTGGGTGCGGCTACTGTGCCGGTGGTTGAACAGGATCCGGTGGGCCAGCACGCGGTCTTCGTACAACCGCTTGAACAGTTGGGCGTGCTGGTCGTCGGGGGTCATGCCGTCGCGCGGATCAGGGCGTTGTGCGCGACCGCAGCCAACCCGATCGCTTCCAGCTGTGAGAGGTTGATCGGTTGCACGGTTGTCTGCACTGCCCCGGAGAGGATCATAACGCACTTGTCGTGCTGGATCACCCCGCGCTCAAGCATGTCTGCTACCCCGCGCAGGTAGGTGACGAGGTTCATGCAGGGCGCTTCGACGTTGGCCGGCTCGACCTTGTCGCCGTGGATGGTTACGACTTCACTCATACCTCTTCCCACGAAAAGCGATCTTTCATCATCGAGTGCCACGCCTTGCCGCGCGACGGTGCGGTGATGAACGACGTATATGCGCTGCGCGGAACCTCTGCGCTGAATACCTTGCCGTCGGTGAAAGTGATTTCAAGCACTTGCTGGTCGTGGTCGTAACTGGTCTGCGCGATGAAACTGGACCGCTGTTGGATCACCTCGGCCATGTCAGGGCGTCGCGTACAGCCGGGCTTCTGCGGCGCGGCGCGTCACCAGGCCCTCCTCGACTTCCCCGCCGGCAATATCCCATCGTGCGAACTGGGCTGCGGCTCCGGCATAGTCCCCGGCGTTGTGCAAGCGCAAGAGGGTTGAAGTCGCCAGCGCGTGATTGCCTTCGTTGAACGCGAAGTCCACCAGCGCGTCAAACTGGTTCTGCGTGCAGGTGTTGGCGCAGGCGTTCACCGCATCGACGGCGCTGGCGATATTGCTTTGGTAATCGTTCTCGGCCTGATCCGGGGTTATCGCAGGCCCGTGGGGGACCACGCCGTGCGTATTCCCCCAACCGTCAGTCCACACCCCGGCGCCGTCCTGGTACGGGGTCAGGCTGTAGCCCTCGAAGGACTTGGTCAGGTTCTCGCCGGTTTGGCTTTGCTCAAGAGGTGGGTTGAGGGGCATCGGGCACCTGGGGTTCCGCTGGCGCGATCGGCTCGGGGTTCGCAGCGGGCGCAACCACTGGCTCGACCGGCGCAACCACTGGCTCGACCGGCGCAACCACTGGCTCGACCGGCGCAACCACTGGCTCGACCGGCGCAACCACTGGCTCGACCGGTGCAACCACTGGCTCGACCGGTGCAACCACTGGCTCGACCGGTGCAACCACTGGCTCGACCGGCGCGTCAAGCTGTGCTTCCAGCCCACTGAGCACAGAGTTCAGCGCGTCCCACTCGGCTTGCGTCGGACTGCGGTTCTCGGCGACCATGGCTTTGAGCGCCGCAGTGTTTGCTTCGATCATTGCGATGGCTTGTTCACCGCTGGCAAACAACCCGGGAATTGCCGACAGCAGTTGCAGCGCAAAGGGAATGATCCCGCCCATATCACTTCACCTTCAAGGTTGCGGCGAGCGCACTGAACGCTTGCACGGCGTTGACCGCATCGTTGATCGTTGTCGCGTCTGCAACCCCGTTTTGCACCGCGCTCTGTGCGGCCTTCAAGGCGGCGCTGGCGGCTTGGTCACCGGATTGCAGTTCGGCCAGCACTGCGTCGTCATGGCAGAGCGCAACGCCTGCGCCACAACTCGGCAGATCACGGTAAGCCACGGCGGTCTGCAATGCCACGGCATAGTCGCTTTCGGCCTGGTAGACCAATTGCGCATTGCCTGCGGCCGTCCCGGGTTGAATCCCGGCAACGCAACCGCACAGCGCGGAAGCCAGTATCAGGGCAAGATAGCGTTTCATGTCTGTGCTCCAAATGGGCCGGCGGTCGTCGTCGGATCGGCAACAGGTGTGACCCCCGGCGATGCAGCGGTGGGCGCAAGCGAGGTGCGCGGGCCCCCGAACACTGCATCCTGGGCGGCTTGGACCGAAGGTGGGACGGGCGCCGGGGGAGCCAAGGGCGCCGATGCAGCGGCGGTTGTGACCCCCGGCGACGCAGCGGCGGGAGGAACCGTCACATCAGCCGGGGGAGCCTGCACCGTGGATGGATCGGCCAGCGGCGCGGCTGCGGTGAGTTCGGCAACGGCGAGTGACGAAGCCACTTGCACCATGTGCGCGACCAATACCGGGGAGACGCCTTGCGCCCTGAACTGCTGCACCACACTGAGCGCAGCGTCGAGGTCTGACGCCGGGGCTGCGTCGATGATGCTGCCGAGCAGTTTGGACTTCTCGGCCAGCGCCCAGATGATCGACGCTCCGAACAGCGATCCTGACACTGCCCACACTTCCAGCGAGTTGCCCGCGGCAGTCATGCCCTTGGCGGCCAGCAGGCCAGCGGTCAGTGTGATGCCTTGGCGGATCAGCGGTGTCGCGGCGTTGACGAAGTCGTCTTTGGTCATGGGAGCCTCCGAGGCTGGGATTGCCGTGAGGTTGGGGTCGTTGTCAAGCGAAAAGGTGGGGGTGGGGAGGGGCGGTGCTGTCTAGCCGAAGGGCTAAGTAATTGAAAAAGCTGGGCGATTTTTAGGTGAGGTCTTCAAAAATTTTTCGCCGCCCACCCCCGGGGCCGTTTCCCAAGGTTTGGGTTCTGAGGCTAGAAATCCTTATAGATCAAAGGCTTGCATGGCCAGATGGCTAGGCTGGGAGGCTATGGGGCCATGGCAATACTGGACAAGCGTCCAAATTAGGACAAGCGTCCAAATTAGGACAAGTGTCAAGGTTTCGAGGGTCGCCACACCGCTCAGGCGCTAAGCCCGATAGGCTATGAGGGCTTCGCACCTGACCTAGCCCGCCTGCTAGGGATATGCCTTAGCCCTATGACCATGACAGCTTGAGGCGCTGCTAGGGCCAGTACAGCAACCGGGTCGGCCGCGAGGCGCCGCCCCCTAACGCGTGCGCAAGAAACAGCACCGCCCGTCGTACAGCGCCGCAACCCGCAGAACTCCGCCGTTTTGGCGCTGTATGTTGTAGGTGCTAAGCACACCTACAACATGACAGCAGCAAAACTTACCTGTTGTAATACAGCGCTGTACAGCTATACAACATGACGCCCCCTTAAGGAGACAGGACCATGCAAGACATACCATTCACGTTTAGCTACGACGCGAAAGCGCTAGGCTTTACCTTGGCCGCGTCCGGCCCCGCAGAACGTACACAACTGGAGGCGCGGCACGCGAACGGCGGCACGGTTCGAACCTGGTTGTTCAAACAGGCGAGCGGTCAGCGCTTGATCCAACTCGACGCACCGAAAGGATTGAACGTCTGCGCAGCGCAGCGCGCAAAGTTAGGCGTCATGGGTGGAAAGGACGCAACGCGTTGCACGGCAGTATGCGCGGGGCTGGTTGCGCAAGAGCGACTATGGTTCAAGGCGCTGCAAGTGGCGAAGGCCGGTCAGTGGGGCGCGTATGCAGTGCCAACAAAGGCACAACGCGAAAGCGCGCCGGACGCGCGCACAAGGCGCTACGCACTGCAACTACTGGCGATGCTGCGCGAATTGCACGACGCTGCCACGCTGGAATGTGTGACCGATGAAATGCTGACGCGTTGCGCAGACCTGATCGAGACCGCTAGCCCTATGGCTTGACATCTCTAGTCATAGGACTAGAAGGGGCAGGCAAACAGCGAAGGGAGTGATTCGCAATGGTCGATGCACCTCATGGTTTCGTGGTTGAATTCCACGGCAACGGCGCATTCCGCAAACGGTTTACCGTTCCGGCAAGCGCAACGCGCGGCCTTAGCGCCGTGCCAGACTTCGAAAGCGTATGCGTCGAAGTGCCCGCCCGGTACTGGCCTGCAATCCAGCGCGCGGGCTGGTGGGAGACAAAGGGCTGTCCTTCCATGCCCTTGAGGCTGGATATGGTGGACAAGAAGGGCGCGCCTATCGGGTCTCTCTTCGCAACGCCGTGGAAGCGCGACAATGGCAATTGACCGCAGCGAGGCCATCCGCGACAATGGCAATTGACCGCAGCGAGGCCATCCGCGCCATGGCAAAGGCCATAGCCTACAAAGCCTGTGGCAAAGACGTCGAAGCGGCGCAATGGGCGCGTGAACTGGCCGCGCGGGCGCGCGAAATTGCCCCGGCGCACTTTGGCACGGGGCGCGAACTGTGAGGGCTGCGCTTCTCGCCTGCGCGGTGCTCTGGCTGCTGATGTTGGCCTGGCTCGCCCATGACGTCAACCGGACCTGTGGCGCCGACACGGCTTGCCGGGTTCAAATGGAAGCCCCCTAGCTTGTCCTTTGCCCCGCTGGTGACGCGGCGGGGCATCGGTCAACCAAGGAGCAAAGACGATGGATAAAAACCAACTGCAAGAAGTGCTGCGCCTGCATAGCCTTTGGCTTGCCGGTGATCCGGCTGGCGAGCGGGCGGACCTGTCGCTGGCGAACCTGTCGCAGGCGAACCTGTCGTGGGCGAACCTGTCGGGGGCGAACCTGTCGCGGGCGGACCTGTCGCTGGCGAACCTGTCGCAGGCGAACCTGTCGCGGGCGGACCTGTCGCTGGCGAACCTGTCGCAGGCGAACCTGTCGCAGGCGAACCTGTCGCAGGCG